TATACCTAAATTTTGAAAATTTCCTGTATAGTTTGTTCCTCTTACAGAAAATACTAATTTTAAATCAGTATAAGTTGAGGGAATTGCGCTTAAAGTAACACTACTTTGATTTCCAGTTAAAACTGTACTAGCAATTAATGTATATGTAGTAGCCATTATGCCGCCTTAATTCCGTAAAGGGTGAAGGTTGAGCCTGCATCGATTGCTGCACCATTTGCTGCATAAAAAGTTACAGAGGTTATTGCTGCGGTTGAACGCCATAATCCAACTCCAGCACCAACAAAAGTTGGAGTAGTTGTGTTAGTAGCATTATTCATACGCCATAAACTTGTTTTGTAAGTAGTTGTGTTAGCATAATTCATTATATTAATAATATGTGTTGTAAATAAACCAGATGAAGCACTTGAATCTGTGGTAGTTATATCTTGAATCGCATCTCTATAACTGCTTGCAGTTGTTCCATTTCCTAAAATACGAGTGTATGAAAAATTAGTATTTGAACCATTAAAATACATAATAAAACCTAATCCTGTATTAGCAATACGATTCTGAGTTACAACTACTAAATCTGTATAGGTAGATGGAATTGAACTGAAAGTAAAAGTAGGACTACTTCCTGTTGCATTTCCAGTCGCTATCGGTTCATAAGTAGATGCCATTTGATTACCCCTTTATTCCGTAAAGTGCAAATTGAGTATATTGAGCAAAATTACTGCCACCATCAACGCTTAAAGATATTGATGTAATAGCGTCTGTTTTATACCAACCACCGCTTCCAAGACCAACTCCGCCAGAACCGTTATTATCTATACCGCCTAAAAATCTAACAGTTTTATTTTTTGTAGTTAAAGCATAATCTAAAATATCAATAACATTAGCACCAAATATATTTGACCCAGCATTTGCTCCAGATACTCCAAAATAAAGATAATTATAAGTAAATGAAGCACCACCAGATGCGCTAGCACTACTACCATCGCCTTGTAATCTGTGATAAGAATAAGAACTTGTTGTGTCTGAATTAAATTGAATCCTTAAAGTGCTTTGAACATCAGAATTGCCACCTCTAGCAAGGGCTCTTATTTGAAGATGTTTGTAGGTTGAAGGAATAGAACCAAAAGTAACAGTTGATTGACCACCCGAACCTATTGTATATGTAGCAATAGAATCAAATGATGTAGTACTACCAATTAGAAAAAACTGCCCATACCCTGCCGAACTTAATCCACCTTTGGCGGAAATTATTGGAGACACATTTACCCCTTAAGCGAATTTAGTTTGGCTTGCAAATACTGTAAAGGCTGCTGAGCCTGTCTTAACTATTGTGTACACATAAGAGTCAACACTTGTTGCGTTGCCAGCAGTAGGTGCTGTTCCACCCTGCCACTTTGGAGTAACGGATGTGCCATCAATAGTAAAAGCTGATGCGTAATAAGCAGTTGATCCTTGAGTAACTAGGAAAGCAATAGTGATTGCATCACCTGTTACAAGGCTTGAGTTAAGGGTTGTACCTGAATCGCCTCTTACATTTAATGTCCAGTTGGCTGAAGCATTAGTTGTGTAGTAAAGAACGCCTTGGGTTAAGGTATCAAAGTTAACCGTTCCTGTAGCTGCGGTAGCAGATACAGTCGTGCGTTCTTCAGGAGATATAATTACTGGGCTGGCTACTGTTGCTGTATTAATTACAGGAGAAGTAAGGGTTTTGTTTGTAAGGGTGTCAGTGCTAGTAGCGGTAACAACTCCAGTAAGAGTATTACTTGATGCGCTAATAGTCTTATTGGTAAGGGTTTGAGTGTCAGTAGTTCCTACTACTGCACCAGTTACACCGTGTACTCCAGTTGAGTATGAGATATGTTGTTGCGTTTCACGAATATCTTGTGCTGAAATAACGTGGCGAACTACTGCACCTACATTGTGGGCTTGTGCTGAGGTGCCGTCAATACCACGAGTGATAGTAAGGGTAAGGCCAGCAACGTTGGTAACGCTTACTAACTCCTCAGAAGGAGTGTCGTAGTCAACTGCTAAAGTAAATGGATAACTACCAGGAAAGCCTGTAGTTGCTCCTACTGTCATAGTTGTTGAACCAGAACTTATGTTGCCTGTAAGGGTTGTATCTTGAGCAACAGATGAGTAATAACGATTGACGGCCATAGATTATCCTTATGAACTGTAGTGGGTGCGGGGAGGGAATTGCTCTTGTAGGCGACGTACTTCCACCTGCAAGCGTTGCTGATACAACTGATACATATAACGAGATATGTTTGCTGCTGAACCAATAGGATCGTTTCCTTGTTGAGCATCTGCCTCAGCAGTTGCTGCAGGTACACGACCTAGATCTAGGTAAGCTGCTGTTCTATAAGCAGCACCAAGAACAATTACTTCTCGTGATGATTCAGGCAATCCTGTAACTGTTGAAAATTCATCAGTGTCATATTGTAGATTTGTAGGCTTCTTTGTGTAGGTAACCATAACTGTTCTGCCTGGCACAATTCCTTCACGGATAGAAACAGTCTTACCTGAGTTCCAAGTTAATGGGTTAGCCATACGATCTACACGATAGTGTCTAATTGGTAACCATTCTTTAGATGGTCCAATTGTTTGCCACGATGCACCTAAGATATCAATTGCTTCTTGAGGTAGGGCATAGGTAGTAACAGTTGATTGGAAAGGAAATGAGGTGTAGTAAGTACCAAATAGATCTGGGTACACACCATCAATTGCAAGGTTAATATTTTTACGAACTACTGAGCGAGGAAAGGATGGGGCAATAGTTACACGAGTGCCAACTGTATGTGCTGCTGGATCTGTGTTACGAAATCCTCTGCCATAGGCAGGAACTGTTGCAATGTTGGTTGTGCGGTCAAATGAGTCAACCCAAATTAACTCATCATCAATTTCAACAATACCTCTAGTAAGTACTGTGCCGTCTTGAACCGTAAAGGTAAGAGCAGATGAACTTAGGGCTGCTGTCAAATATGTAGCCTGATCTTGACGGTTGGTGTAACCAGTCAGAGCTAATGTTGTCTCATCAATAATATCTGCGTATGTACTCACGATGCGATCTCCGCTGCTGCTTCGTTGATACCTAAACCTTTAGTTCCAGCAAGTGCGTTAAGCACTCCTTGTAGGTCTAGTTTCAAATTGTTTCCGCTATTGCGGCTGGCATATAAACTATTTAAGGCACCTGCAATGGCAAAGCCAGTAGTTCCTGCCCAACGGTTAGCTGCACCTTGTGCATCTAGGGATGGGACACCATTAACTAAAGTTCCTGCCAAACGGTTTAAATGATATGTGTAGGTTAAGCCATCACGGACTGCCATTATTTACCTTCCTTAAGTATCTCGCCAGTCTTAATATCCTTGCGAAGTTTTACTGTGCCATTCTTACGAAGGATGACGATTGCGCCATCCTTGATAAGAGACTTATTAAATCCATCGTGGCGCTTATGTTGGCCAGATGACATTATTTCTTTGTTCCGCCTACACCTTTGTATAGACCGTATGGTGTTGCTGTTGGCTTACCAGTTAAATCTTCTGGTGTTCCACCAATTGCGTTGCTATTGCAACCACATTCTTTACACATAATTACTTGCCTTTCTTTGCTGGTAAAACCTTCTTAAGGTTTGGGTTAGCCTTCTTTGCTGCTGGAGATGCTTTGCGGGTAGCAGATGCGAGGATTGCACCAGCACGTTCCATCGGGATGCCTTGCTTCTTGGCTATTCCCGCTTGGGCTTTCTTGAAGCCCATTCCTTTTTTTGCTGTAGCCATAATTACTTAGCCTTCTTCTTAAGCATTGAGATACCTTTTTTAAGTTCTCTTGCTTTTTCTAATTTAGGTTCTGCTTTTTCTGCCATTGCGTATGCTTTTTTCTTCATCGCTGGTGTCATTTTTTTTGCTGCCATTATATTGCTCCTGCTTCTTTCATCGCCTTAGCACTTTGCTTGGTGATTTTATCTGCCGCTGGCATAGCACCAGCGTCAAAAGCAACTCCCAGTTTCTCACTGGCTTCCTTCGCTTCATTAATTTTTTTCATAGAAGTTCCTGCTGGTTGGATACCTTCTGATCTAGCATCACGGTATGCTGATAGTTCAGCATCCCATTTCTTTTGGGACATAGAATCTGCCCGTCCAGCATCACCTGTGTTTAATTCTAGTGTACGAACCTTGCAAGCAAAGCAGCCGTCAGTATAACTGACGTGCTTATAGTGATCTGAGAAAACGTCTTCGGTAATAAAAGGTTCTGGTTGAGTTGCTTCGCAGTTTGAACAACCAAATAAAATCGGGATGGTATTATATTTTTCATCAAAGCCCCATTCTAAAACTTTTGAGATATGATCGCAGTTACTCATTTTTTAAGTTTCTCTTTCATAAAATCTATATTGCGTAGGATACGTTGCTGCTCAGGGCCATTGGCCTTAACAGCTTGTTCTGCAAAAGTTAATGCTTCTTGGTAATATCCGAGATTAAACGCAGAGACTGCTGCCAGGTCGTAGGCTTTCCAATCCCAGACAGCGGCTTCGTAGCAGTAGTGGATTGAGCGAGGTAGTTCCATAACGTTAACAGAGGCATCTAAACAGGCTGTCCAATCTTTCCTTCTGTAAGCATCAATCGCTAATCCATACCAAGATTCACCTTCTTTAGGTAGAATCTCTATTCCCTTTTGGTACCAAGTGGTTACTTCTGCTTCTGGTTTCTTTAGATAAAACGCTGCTTCACCAAGCCATCGGCAAGTTGCTGCTTGTTCTACATTCCACGCTTTATCTTTAAGTTCTAGTGTGCGCTGTCCTGCTCGCATAACATCTTCCCATTTGGAGTGGAAATAATATTCACGAGTCATATATGTCCACATACGTGGATCATCTGGGAACTCTTTAACACACATCTCAAGTAGGGGAAGGTATTGCCCACGAGACTTTGTGTTATCTGGTTCGTGTTTGATTACGGCATCAAATATATTGCAGGCTTTTGCTTCGCCTTCACCGTACCAAATCTGTACTTCGTGGCAAGGATACTTCCAGTTCCATCCCTGTCTTGAATGGAGTCTGTCTCTTTTCCATTGGCTACCAGTATCAATTGTGATCCAACCAAAGTCAGATCCTGGTACCCATTTGTCACGAATCTTTTTAAAGAAGTTCTTTTGAGGAACTTCATCTAAATCTAATATCACACAAACATCTGCATCTTCTGGAACTAATGCAAGTGCTGCGTTTCTTGCTGTGTCAAAGCGCCAAGGCTTTACACTAATTTGATGAACTGTTATTCCAAGTTCTCTGAGTTTTTCTTGAGTACCATCGGTACTACCAGTATCAGCAACAATCCGATAGTCAGCACCTTCAGTAGCCTTAGCATACCTTTCACAGTGTTTTATCTCATCTTTCGCAATTGAATATACGGCTATCTTCATAGAGTCCAGATTGTACCATATGTCCTATTCGCTTACTGTTGTTTCTTCAGCTACCGCATCCAAATCGCTCTGCGCCGTCAAGACATACTCGCCCTGACCGCAGATATTGCACTTAGTAACCACTTGATTATCCTCAGCGTTGCGAGTTTCAACATAGTAATGAGAGCAACACTCTGAACTGTATTCATATTTGATAGCCATTAGAACTCCTTAGAAATAAAGAAAGACAACGCCGTTGCCGCCTGAGCCAGCAGTTCCTAGTGTTGAGGCACCGCCTCCACCGCCACCGCCTGAGCCACCATTACCGCCATTGTTTGCAGAAGCATTTGCGCCAGCGCCTGTGTAACCTGCTCCGCCTCCGCCACCGCCAAAAGTAATTCCTGTTCCGCTTGAACCAGTTCCACCTGCATAGAAATCGCCTGTACCGCCAGCACCGCCTACGCCTGCACCTGCTGTTCCTACTGCACCGCCACCACCAGTAATAAGACCACGACCACCAGCACTTGCTGTACGAGCGCCAGTTACTGCTGTATCGCCAAAACCGCCACCTGAAGAAACACCAATACCACCTGAGCCACCGCCTGCATAACCTGTTACTGTATTTGTAGCAGCGGGTGCGCCTGTGTATGAAACTGTTGATGTTGTACTTGTTGCAGTTGTTGCACCACCACCACCACCGCCTTGAACTGAGTTCTGCCCACCACCGCCACCACCAGCCATTACCATTCCGTAAATTGATGAACCGCCGTTTGCACCAGCAGCAGAAGTTGAAGTTCCAGTACCACCTGCACCAACAGTTACGGATGTTGAAACATAAGTCCAGCCAGCAGAATATCCTCCTGCTCCACCGCCTCCACCACCGCCTGTGGTCTGTGTGCTTCCAGCACCACCGCCACCCATTACGATTGCATAAACTCTATTGATACCAGCAGGAATATCTGTGATTGATGTTGTTCCTGTTGCAGTAATTGTGCGTTGCAATTTGAGTCCATAAGGTGTATCGGTAAATTGTGAATTGCTATAGATTGATGCGCTCATATTTGTCTCCTAGTAGAAAAGGTAAAGTATTCCTGCGCCACTTTGATTGCCGATAGTTGTTGAACCAGCGCCACCGCCACCTAGTCCGCCATTGCCACCAGTTGTTCCTGATGCGGCGTTGCCATTTCCTGCAATGCCTGCTCCACCGCCACCAAATCCAGTACTGCCTGAACCTGCTGTATTACCTGCGCCACCATTTGTAATTGCACCAGTCAAAATGTTTATTCCGTTACCACCAGCAGCACCAACATTTGAAGTAGTTGAGTTGAGCGCTCTACCGCCACCGCCGCCTACTAAACCATTACCACCTAAACCGCCAGTATTTGTTGCACTACCTGCTCCGCTAGAAAGTGCACCACCACCTCCCGAAATACCATCACCACCTGCGCCACCAGTAATTCCATTGGTTGCGCTACTTCCTCCACCAGCAGCACCCGAACCTGAAGAACCTTTTATTCCTGCCGCACCTGCAGCCCCACTTGGAAT